CAATTCCTTTTGCACCTGACAACACAGATTACCAAGCCTACCTAAAATGGGTAGCTGAAGGTAACACTCCACTTCCTGCTGAGGAGCAAGCATGAGCATTACTATTGATGGGACTAATGGTCTTACATTTAACAACGCTACTACACAAAGTGCGGCTGGTTTAGTTGTTGGAACTGCAAGTGCTATTACTACTGGAACTGCCGTAGCTTCTACAAGTGGCACAAGTATTGACTTTACTAACATACCTAGTTGGGTAAAGCGTGTAACTGTTATGTTTAATGGGGTAAGTACAAATGGTTCATCAGTTCCAATTATTCAACTTGGCGCAGGAAGCGTAGATGCAACAAGTTATAATGCATCTTCAGGGTTGGTTAGCACCACAAATAATACCACTCGTGGAATTTCTACAACAACTGGATTTGGTATTTATGGTGCAAGTTCAAGCGCAACTTATACATATTCAGGAGCTATAACATTTTCTGCTTTTGGGTCAAATTCTTGGGTTGCAAGCGGTTGTGTAGCAGCTCCAAACGATGTATCTACAACATATTTAGCTGGCTCTAAAACATTATCAGGTGTATTAGACCGAGTACGAATCACCACTTCAAACGGCACAGACACCTTTGACGCTGGCTCTATTAACATTCTTTACGAGTAAATCATGGAAAAAATTGAAATTAATGTAGATGTTATTACTGGACAAGTAACTCAAACATCAAGACCATTTACTGCTGAAGAATTAGCTAATAGTGCAACATTAGCGGCTGAACAAACTGTTAAAGAACAAGCACAAGCAACTGCAAAGGCTTCTGCACTAGCTAAACTAACAGCACTTGGTCTTTCCGAAGATGAAGTAAAAGCATTGGTGGGCTAAGTAATGTTTGGACGTTATCCAAACTCAGCAGCACCTTTTGCAGGATCAACTGTTTCTTTAAAGACTCAGTTATTAAGTGTTAGTGTAACGGCTGCAATTTCAATAGTTAAAGTTATTCGTAAAATAGTATCTATATCGTCTACAGCTACTATTTCTTTACTTAAAACTTTATCTAAAATATTAAGTGTTTTAGTAACAGCTACAGTTAGTTTATTTCCTTTACGTGGTAAAAATTTATTAGTATCTGTTTCTATTACAGTTAGTTATATAAGAGCTATTAATAAAATAATGGCTACTATTACAGAAATGACAACAGTAGTATTAACAGATATTGCAATGCACTTAGTTGCTTTATCTAAAGTAGTTACTGGTAGTCCTACTATTATAAAAGCTATTAAAGTAACTAAAAGTATATTATCTACTTCAATAGTGTCATTATTTAAGTTAGTACCTAAAACCTTTAATATTGCTTCTACAGCAACTATTAGTATTATTAAAGGTATTTACAAAACTATAACAGATTCAGTTACTGCTACGGTTAGTTTAGCTAGACATTTAATACTTGGTAAAGTTTTAAGTGTAGCCGTTACAGGAGCAGTAAGTCTTAAAAAGCTTGTAAATAAGTTGCTTTATCTTCAAAGTTATGTTATAATAACAATGACCAAGGGACTGCAACATTTATTTACAATATCAGTTACTGGTTTTGCCAGTTTATTAGCACAGGTTTCTCCTATCTTTGGAGCAATCTCCAGCAATGTATATTACGCTATACAGCGACTACGCAGTATAGATTTGGTTAAAATCAGAACTATTTTCTTGGATAAAAATAATGGCAAATAGCTTTACCTATAAAATAACTAGCGAGAACGAGTTATTTACTTTTAATTATAGCCAGGTATTAGATCCTGCAGAGACTATTAGTTCTGCCACCTGCACTGCTATTACTATGAACGGTACAGATACTAATCCTTCTGCTATCCTTTCAGGTAATCCTACTATCAGTGGTGCTAACGTATCACAGCGTATTATTAATGGTGTAGATGAAAATACTTATCGTTTAGAAATGGTAGCTACTACTTCTTACGGAAATATCTATACAGCCGTAGGTGATTTACCTGTTTATACTGCAGGCTCTAATCTGATATGAGCTATACTCCAAGCTATCTACGTGGCGATTGGAAAGCCCTGTGTGATGTTTGTGGAAGACAAGTTAAAGCTTCTGAGCTAAGACAACGTTGGGATGGTTTTAAAGTAGATGATCGTTGTTGGGAACCTAGGCAGCCTCAAGACTTTGTAAGAGGTGTTGCTGACTATCAAGCTCCTCCATTTACTAGACCAGAACCAGAATGGATTTTTGTTGAGATACTTCCACAAAACGATAATTTAAGAGTCGTTAATGGCTATTTATTTAATACACAACTTTTAGGATAAACTATGGGCTATCCATTATTTACAAACAATGCAGCAACAGGAATGGTATATCCTATTTCGTCTTCTGCAACAACGCTTATCGTCAACGGTGGTTCAGGAAGTTTATTCCCTGCACCTACTGGTGGTAACTACTTTATGTTAACTTTGATTAGTCAGTTAACAGGTAATATGGAAATTGTACAGTGTACTGCTAGAAGTGGTGATACATTTACCATTGTTAGAGCACAAGAAGGAACTACAGCACAAGCTTTTGCTATTGGTGATGGCGTACAATTACGTATTACTGCAGGTAGTTTAAGTTCTATTACTAATCCTGTAGTAGTTGACAGTGTAATAGCAGGCACAGGTATTGGTGTATCTTCCTCTACAGGTAACGTAACAATTAGCAATACTGGTGTGTTATCTGTAAACGGTTCTACAGGTACTGTTACTGTTCAAGGAGTCCCTAGCGGTGCACTTTTTATGTGGCCTACAAGTACTGCACCGACTGGGTATTTAAATTGTAATGGTACAGCAGTTTCTCGTACTACTTACAGTACTTTGTTTGCAGTGGTTGGTACTACGTTTGGTACTGGTGATGGAACAACTACATTTAATTTACCAAACTATACAAACCGTATGCCTTACGGAACTACTATAGGTTCTACAGGCGGTAGTGCAGATGCTGTTGTAGTAAGTCATACTCATACTGCAACTGTTACAGACCCAGGACATACTCATGCTCCAGCTTCAGGTAATTTTGTAAATACAAGTGGAACAGATTTTAGAGGTGTTCGTAACGACTTTGATACTTATAGATTAAGTCAATCTACTGCAACTGCTTCAGCAGTAACTGGCATTTCTGTAGCTAACGCAACTGCTGGTGTAAGCGGTACAAATGCTAACTTACCTCCGTATCTCGGTATTAACTTCATTATAAAGACTTAATTATGACTATTGTTATTATTGCTAAAAATACTGATTCTGTTTTTAAAGATGGTGCATCTATTTTAAACTTAGGTCTTTTAATTCCTGAAGGAATTATAAATTTATATTGGTTTGGTGTTTCAGGTTATATTGATTCTGATGTTCGTACAAACATCACAGAACTTCCACAATGGGCTTTAGATTGTATTGCTAAGTTTGAGGCTGCTTTACCTAAACCACCAGTACCTCCTACACCTACAGAAGAATGTTATATTATTGCTTGTGGTTTATTAAGTGTTACTGATTGGACTCAAATCTCTAATTGTGGTTTATTAAACGTTGCAGCGTTTACTGCTTATAGAGCAGCAGTACGTCAATATGCTATTAATCCAGTAGACAACCCAACATGGCCTGTTAAGCCAACTGAACAGTGGAGTTAATAGTGTCTGATTTGTTAGAAAACAGAGTAGTCCGTCTTGAAGTACAAATAGATAATCACGAAGAAGATATTAAAGAACTTCGTGGTAGTCATACGGACTTAAAAAAAACTATGAGTTCTATAGAAAAGAACTTAGCACAAATTAAGTACATAGCAATAGGTGCTTTAACTGTTGTTGTAGCACAGTCTATGGGTGTTGATAAAGCAATTAAACTATTATTTGGAACTTAAATGTCTAGTACTTTTACCGTTACACGTGACCAGATTATACAACTAGCTTTACGTAAGTTAGGTGTTCTTGAACTTGGCGATACCCCTGATGCAGCCACTACTGCAAATGCTTCTTTAGCTTTAAATCTTTTAGTCAAACAAATGGCTACTCAGGGTTTAAAGATATGGAAAGTAAATGAACTGTATATTCCTATTGTTAACGGTCAAACTACCTATTCTATTGGGCCTGCTAGTTTAAATGCTTCTACTGACTTAGATACAGCTAAACCTTTAAAGGTTATCCAAGCCTGGTTGCGTCAGTACACAGTATCTCCTCCGATTGATACTCCTATGCAGATTCTTAGTAAGCAAGAGTATGACACTCTAGGCTCTAAGTTTTCTACAGGTGTTGCTAACTCTATATACTGCAATGTACGTCAGAACTGGAGTGATTTGTATGTCTATTTAACTCCTAATCAGAATGCTGCTTCACAGTATCAACTGTACTTTGTGTGTCAACAACCTATGGATGATGTCAATACAGGTAGTCAAGTTCCTGACTTTCCTGCTGAATGGATGAATACTTTAGTATGGAACTTAGCAGATCAGTTAGCTATTGAATATAGCGTACCTGCTAATCATCGTCAAGAGATTGCTATGAGAGCTAAGACATATCAAGACCAGTTATGTGATTGGGATGTGGAAGCTACTTCTACATTCTTCCAAGCTGACCTTCGTATGGCTAACGTAACCTTTGGAAAACCTAACTAATGCCTATTGTTAGAATACCATTGTCTCAACCTATTGAGACTCGTAACGGCTATTTAAACACTGACTCTAAGTGTGTTAATGGTTATTTTGAAGCGACTAACGGCAAGCGAGAGTTTGTTAAGCGTCCTGGTACATCTACATTTGTTACTTCTCCTACTATGCCTACAGGGCAAGGACAAGGATTAACTTACTTTAACGGTAATCTATACGCAGTAGTTGATAACGTAATTTATAAGGTTGTTCCTAGCACTGGTGCAAGAACTATTGTAGGTACAATGACAGGTCTTGTTAACGGTGGTTATGCTACTTGTTACTTTGAACAGACTCTAAACGATACTTATTTATTTGTACATAACCAAGTACATGGTTATACTATTAATGGTAGTACAGGAGCTTTTGTTCAAGTCAAAGATGACAACATTTCTACAGTAACTATTCTTACTGGTGGTAAAAACTATACTAACCCTATTGTAACCTTTTCAGCCCCTTCAGGTGGCGGTACTACTGCTACAGGTACTGTTCAAAGCTATGGTGGTATTGTTACAGGTATTACTATTACTGATGGTGGCTCAGGCTATACAAGCTCAGACACATTAGTAGTTACTATTACAGATACTGCTGGTACTTCTTGGGCAGCCAGTACAGCTTATGCAGCAGGTACAGTACTTGTTAGTTCAGGTAATGTATATTCAGTAACTATTGCAGGAACTACAGGGACTAGTGCTCCTACCTTTACTAGTGGTACTCAAGTTGATGGTACAGCTACTTTACAGTATTTAAACAACACTGATGCAGGCGGTACAGGTGCTGCTGCTACTGCTTTGTTAAATGGCTTTCCTTCAGGCACTATTGTTCCTGGTGCTTGTTACTTAGATACTTACACAGTTATTGCTAGTCCTAATGGTGAGCTTTTTACATCTAATGCTAATGACCCTACTACTTGGAATGCTTTAAACTATATTACTGCTGAGGCTGAACCTGACCAGTTAGTAGGTATAGGTAAGCATTTAAACTATATTGTTACTTTTGGTCAGTGGTCTATTGATTGGTTCTATGATGCTGGTACGTATCCAGGTTCCCCTTTGGCAGTTGCTGCTCCTTACCATATTGAGCTTGGCTGTGCTAACGGAGATTCTATCGTTAGTTTTGAGAACATTATAGTCTGGGTAGGTACTTCTAGAGATGCAGGCCCATCGGTCTATGCTATCTCAGGTACAGCCCCTACAAAGCTTTCTACACCCTTTATTGACCGTATTTTACAGAATAGTACTTTAGCTGATATTAGAGCTTATGCTTTAAGAATCAATGGACATACTTTTTATGTCTTGACATTAGCTGATTTAAATGTTACAATAGTATACGATGTAAATGAAAAGGTTTGGACTCAATGGACTATGTGGGCTATTGGTGATACAGGCTCAGGAGTGCCAGGTATTTATGCTGAGCAGTACTTCCGTCCTAGTTTTTTTACTCAGATTAGCGATACTTACTATTTATTAGATGATGATAACGGCACACTATATACGATGTCAGATCATGTTTACAATGATTCTGGTGCTCCTATTTATTATCGTACTGTAACAGATATTATTGATGGTGGTACTACTAAGCGTAAGTTCTTTAATCGTTTAGAGATTGTAGGAGATAAAGTCCCTGCAGTTATGAACATCAGACACAGTAATGATGACTATAAAAACTGGTCTCCTTACCGTTCAGTAAACCTAGATAAACAACGACCACAAGTGTATCAAAGTGGTGCAGCACGTCGTAGAGCATGGGAGTTTTTGTGCACAGACAATCAACCTTTAAGACTGTTAGCAGCCGAGGTTGACTTTGATATTGGTGAATTAGAAGCTTCAGAACCCACACAGTTACAATATAGGACATAATGATTACTTACCAGATAGAGAGATATTCAGATGTAGTTCCTGAATTAGCCACTCTCTATCCTGAGCATTATGAAGAACTAGAAGGTGCAACAAGTGGTGGTTATGATCTTGATCTAGATTGGGATCAATATAAGAATTTAGACAATGCTAGAATGATTCAGCTTGTTACATGTAGAAGTGACGGAGAGTTGATTGGTTACATTCTCTATATTATATCTAGACATCTGCATGTGAAATCTTGTTTAACTGCTTACGAAGATATTTACTTCTTACGTAAACAGCATAGAAAAGGTAGGACAGGCATTAAACTGTTTCAGTACGCTGAACAGCATCTTAAAAGTCTGTGTGTTAATAAAATATTGTGTTCAACTAAAGTACATCAAGATAATAGCAAGTTATTTGAGTATTTAGGATACACGTTTATCGAAAAGCTATTTAGCAAATATATTTAAGGAGTTATCATGGGTTCAATAGTAAGTTCAATCTTTGGCGGTGGTGGTGGCGGTGGAGCATCAGCCCCTACTCCTCTTTCCCAATCTCAAACAGACCCATACGGTTCTATAGGGGGTCGTACTAGTGCGGCTTCTCAATTACAAAGTTTAATGAATGACCCTTCTATAGCTTTGTCTATGCCTGGTTATCAGCAAACACTTAGTCAAGGCATGCGAGCTACTGATGCTGCAGGAGCCTCTAAAGGGCTTTTACAATCAGGTAGCCAAAACGCTGCTTTGCAAGGTTATGGACAAAATGTATTTGGTTCCTTCTATGATAAAATGTACAATCAACTAGGTACATTATCAGGAGCTACTTCTCAGACTCCTGCTCAGGCTGGACAAGTACAATATAATAGTCAACAACAATCTGCTGCTTTACAAAATCAAATTAATCAACAGAATGCTCAAACAGGTATCTTTAGTACTCTCTTAGCAGGTAGTGCTTTATCTAAGTCTGGTATCTTTGGTGGTGGCAGTGGTGGGCCTTTTGGTTTCATGTCAGACCCTCTTATGAGTGGTGGTGACTTGTCTACTTCCTTAAGTGGGGCAGGTGCTGCAGACAGTATGGCTTGGATTGATTACGCTGCTGCATTAGCATAAGGATAAAATATGGCAAGCTTCGCAGAATCAGCAGTAGCTGGTTACACATTAGGTAGTGAAATTGGTACTGACATTGCTTCAGGTAACATTCTACGTGATGTATACGCAGGACAAACACCAGAGACTATGTCTCCTGAAATGCAACAAGGAGCACTTAACAAAGCAGCCGTATTAGCTAAATCTAAAGGACTAGATTCTTTAGGCTATTCTTTTTCTAAACAAGCTAATGAACTTGGTAAAGCTAATACACAAGTAGAACTAGATAAACTAAAAATATCTGAAGCTCAACTGTCGTATGCTACTCAGCAACTTCCTTTAGCTAATAGTATTGATGATATTAGAACGATTGTTAATTCTTCTGTTAAAGATACTAATACTAAAATGTTTATTGAAAGAATGTTGAGAGCACCTGACGCTGATCAGCATATTCCTGAAATTAAAGCTAAGTTAAAAGAAGCAGCAATGACAGAAGCTGAGACTATTAAAGCTCAACAATTAACTATTAGTGGCATGAAAGCTATTGCTGAAGTTGATAATAAAAAAGCTGATAACATTCGTGCTGATCAAAATATTGCTTTAAAACAAGCTGAAATATATACCACAGCACAAAAACCTATTCCTTTAGAAATAGCTAAACGTGCTGGTTTATTACCATCTGGTGAGCCTGCTACTGAAGCACCTGTAAGTGTTCGTCAAAATAATCCTTTAAACGTAACAGATCCTAAAACAGGAAAGATTCGTTCTTTTGATACTCCTGAAGAAGGAAGAGAAGCAGGATTAAGAGACCTACAAAGTAAAATTGCAGGTACTAGTCAAGCTTATAAAGATAAATTTGGTAATCAACCTGTTACTCCTGAACGTCTTGCTGAAACATGGTCTCCTGCAGGTGCTAAAGGTAACAGTAAAGAATCTACGGCTAATTATGCTAAAGCTATTGCAGATGCTGCAGGTATCAAAGTAAATGAAACTATTGAGAATACTACACAGACTCGTGATAAAGTATTTAACGCAATGGCAAACTTTGAAGCAGGTGCTTATACACCAAAAACTACTACTGCTCCTACTGAAGGATTAAGTTTAGATAAGCCTGGTAAAGCAGGTGTTTCTAAACCTTCTACAGATACTCCAACATCTTTTGTAGGTTCTACAGGTGATACTTATACACCTAAAGATGAAAGAGAAAAACAATTATTTGCTAACGTAGCAGGGCCTTATAAAGAGCCTGGTGTTAATAATATTAAAACAAACACTAACGTTACTGTTGCTGCCAATGAGATGAAAATTGGTTTAGACAATATGGCTATTCTTACTAATAAAGGTGAAAAAGTTCCTTCTCGTGGTGCATTTAGTAATCTTAAAACAGATACATTCTTTGGTGCTGCTGCTTCTGCTGCCACAGGCCCTATGTCTAATGTAGCAACACAACAGTTTGAAGCTTTAGCTTTACCTTTGATTCGTCAACAAGCTACTCTTATTTTAGGTACAAGTGCTTCTGAGACTGATAGAAGAAACCTTGAAAAATCATTGATGACACAAGCATTTGCTCAGAGTCCTGTATTGGCTTATCAAAAGCTTGCTGAGTTTGCTCAGTCAGCTAGAGCAGGTATTGAGGGACAAGCTTCTAATCCTACATTAAATAAATCTCAACGTGAGTCTCTTGTTAAATCTTATCAAGCAATTAATAAAGCATATCCATATACTCCTGAAGATGTCTTTACTTGGCAGAATCAAGTTAAAGAAGGAAGTAAACAAACTTTTGGTAATTATGTAGCTGAAAAATATCCTGTAGGTGGGGGTGCTTCTAAAACAGAAGCGGGTGCAGAAGGTGCTAAACCAACTAAACCTATAAATTCTTTCTTTAAATAATTACAGGGTTACTATGCCTTTAAGCTTTGAACAAGAACAAGCTGTTGCTGGAAAGATGCCTGTTAAAGTAGTTCCTCGTGAGAGTGGGTTTACTCCTGCTGCAGAAAAAACTAAACCTGCTGAAGAAAGCAAAGGTATTAAATTTGATGTAATAGGTGCTAAAGACGCTGGTTATTCACTGGATGAAATTGCTTCTGCTCTTTCTGAAAAAGCAAGTTTTGATAAAGACGGAGCAGAAAAAGCTGGTTATAGTCCTGAAGATATTGTTAAGCTTTTAGTTCCTGAATATTCACAACAACAACAAAAAGAACAAGCTAGACAAGAAGGTGCTAAATTAGGTGCTGACATTACAGAAACATTTGGTAGAGACCCATCTAAAGCTAAACTTAGCAGTATGGGTGAATATGGTAAAACTATTGGAACAAGTGCTGCTATTGGTGCAGGTATTGGTGCTGTTGCTGGTCTTGGTGTAGCTTCTATTCCAACTGCTGCTGCAGGTTTAGTTCTAGGTGCTGCTTCAGGTTTAGCAGAACAAATAACAAAAGATTTAGGATTTGGTACAGGAACACAAATAGTAGCAGGTCTTGCTGCTGGTGCTAAATTACCTACACAGGCTATATCTACAGGATATAAAGCATTGCTTGGAAGTTCTGTAGAAACATTTATTGCTAAGAAACTTGCTTATAAAGTAGGACAAACTACTGGAATACCTGGAGCAGGTTATGCTGCACAGGGTATGGTAGGAAGAGCTAAAGAATTTATTACTGGTGGTGCTAAAGTAGATAAAGAAGCTGCTAAAAAAGTATTTAGTGAAGCTGAGCATATTAATCCTGAAACAGGAGAAATTACTCCAATATCTGCCGTTGCTGAACATGGTCAATCTGGTCAAATGATTAACCAACGTGCTGTAGGTGAAGAACTTGCTACGGCTCATCCTGATGCTATTGTTGCAGGTAAACCGATATCACATGGTTTGTATGAACAAGCTAAACAATCTTATGATACAATATCTAAACAAGGTCAAACATTTTTAGATTCTTCTGAGTTTGCTAAATTGACTAAAGGCATACCTGCCCAAGAAACAAAGTTTGGTGACCTATTTAGAAATGCTAAAAATGAAGCTGTAGTTGGTCAAGATGTAGTAGAGAATTTAAAAAATGCTACTGAACACATGTCTTATCAAGATGCTGAAAAAGTTCGTAATGCTTTTAATGAATATTTAACATCTACTACTGGTAAAGCTTCTGAAAAACTAGCTCGTGAAGCTTATTCTAAAGAAGCTCTTGCTATAGCTAAAGATGAACTTCCTGGTTTGTTTGAAAAAGGTTCTAGAGGTGCTAAAGAAATTAAATCACAGCTTTGGAATTTAAGTAAAGTTCCTGAAGGAATGAAACAATTTCATCAAGAAATGTTATCATATTTAGATAATGCTACAGTAAAAGATGCTAAAGCAATGTGGCATGAAATAGGCCCTGAAGTACAAAAACGGTTTGGTGTATCTCCTGAAAAATATGATGCAATGACAAGTGTAATGAATACTGCAGAAGCTGCTAAAGATATATCACGTTTCCGTAGATTATTAATGAAAACTTCCATTCCTGTCGTAGCAGCACCTAGTGATGAAATTAAATGAAAATACTAATTATTGATCCATCAGGATGCGGTTGTGCTTTGTCCTTTGGTCTTCGTAGTGAAGCAGCAGGACATGATGTTAAACTATTTCTGCGTCATAATAAAGATGGTTCTCGTGCTGAAGTCGGTGATGGTGGTTTAATCAAACGAGTTAGCAACTGGGAAGACCATATGAACTGGGCTGACCTAATCTTTGTTACAGATAACATCTATTACATTCATGCTCTAGAGCGTTACCGTGATAAAGGTTATCCCATCTTTGGTGCTAACTTAGAAGGCACAAGTTGGGAACAAGAACGTGACTATGGTGAGATTATCCTTAACAAGGCAGGTGTAGAAACCATCCCTAGTCAAACCTTTGACAACTATGATGACGCTATTGCTTATGTTAAAGAGAACCCATATAGATATGTTTCTAAGCCTATTGGTGATGGAGACAAGACTTTATCTTATGTAGCTAAATCTGCTGCTGATATGCTTTACATGCTAAGCTATTGGAAGAAAAAGAACTCTTTTAAAGGTAAGTTCATTCTTCAAGAGTTCCGTCCAGGTGTTGAGTTTGGTGTTGGTGGTTGGTTTGGTTCAGGTGGTTTCTCTAAGTACTTCTGTGAGTCTTGGGAACACAAAAAGCTTATGGATGGTGAACTAGGTGTTACTACAGGTGAACAAGGTACTATTGTTCGCTACACAAAAGATTCTAAACTTGCTGATCAAATGTTAAAGCCTTTAGAAGGTATGCTTCATGGTATTGGCTACACAGGCTATATTGATGTGAACTGTATTGTTGATAAGAAAGGCACAGCATGGCCTTTGGAGTTTACTACTCGTCCAGGTTGGCCTTTATTTAACATTCAGATGTCTTTACATAAAGGTGATCCTGCTCAGTGGATGCTTGATATGATTGATGGTAAAGACACTTTAAAGGTATCTGACAAGATTGCTTGTGGTGTAGTGGTTACTATTCCTGACTATCCATATAGCCGTATGACCAAGAAAGAAAACTCTGGTTATCCTATTTGGGGCTTGACAATGGAAGATGCTGTCAATGATGTCCATCTTTGTGAAGTACAGTGGGGCAAAGGCCCTGCAATGATTGATGGAGAACTTAAAGAGAATATCCCTATGTTCGTTACAGCAGGTGACTATGTATGCACCGTTGTAGGACTTGGTGATTCTATTGAGGCTTCTCGTGAGTCTGTATACGGTAAGATTAAGAAGAAGATTGAGATCCCTAACTCTATTGCTTATCGTACTGACATTGGTGAAAAGGTTCAAAAGAACTTACCTGCTTTGCAAGAGTATGGATATGCTACAGGTGTTGAATCAGGAGAAGATGATTAATGGGTGTTAATAATTTACCTCCAATACCACAAGACCCTATTGAGGAAAATGCTCGTTGGAGAAACTGGTTCTTAAACTTAGGTAGTTACATTCAACAGACTCAAGTAGGCGGTGTAGTCCTTACTATTCTACAAGGCGGTACAGGTGCTAACAGTGCTGCAGGTGCTAGAGTTAATTTAGGTCTTGGTACTATGGCTACAGAAAATAGTAACAACGTATCTATTACAGGTGGTAGCGTAGCTGCAACTATAGTACCTGTTGGTGGTATTACTAGAACAATTACTACTGCTAAATTAACCCTTACTGGTACTGACGGTAGTATGACTTTTACTAACGGTATTTTAACTGCCTCAACACAAGCAACTTAAAGGAACTAACATGCCATTAAAAACTGGAACATCTAAAAAAGCAGTATCTTCTAATATACGTACTTCTATGAAAGAAGGTAAACCTCAAAAGCAAGCTATTGCTATTGCTTTAAGCAAAGCTGGTAAATCTAAAGCCAGTATGTCTAAAGCAGGTAAAAAATCTGCTAAGAAAAAGATGAAATGATGACTTATGCCCGACAACTTTGGTATCAACGAAGGAGTGAAAACTCTAAGTAGTAGTTTTGATGCAACTAGAGAGAGCACTAAACAGTTAACCAAAAGTATAGAGAGCATTAAACACGATGCTGTAGATGTAGCAAAACAGATGGCAGCAGAGAAGCGTAAAGCTTTAATAGTACAACCTGACCACACAGTATCAAGAGCGTATAAAGAATTCTTATTACTCGAAGAAGTAAAGAAGTTAGAATTAAGAATGAAAGCCGAGGTCATCAATAAGTATGGCCCTAAAGCATGGGATGACATTCAAGCTATCAAGACTCGAATGCTCAAAGAAGAAGTAAAAATCAAAGAAGAATATGGACATGATTTAAAGGACGTAAAACGTGTACAACTGTACTGTTTTATTGTCGCTGCTTTCATTGCCTATTATTTAACTTGGGGATATAAATGAACGATATATTTAAACACATACTTACTGGCAAAGACAACCAAACTCACGACATTGCTAAATGGGCATGGATGTTAGGTTTCTTACTTGTTGGTTGCTCTGCAATCTATTTAATCTATACAGGTAAAGAGATTAGCCTTACTGAACTTGCAGGTGCTTTAGGCATCGTATCAGGCTCAGGAGCAGCTTCTGTAGCTGGTAAACAAGTGGCTGGTGCAGAACCAGATCCTAAATAATGTTTAAGAACTTATTCAGCAGTTTATTTAGTCTTGCTACTAGTGGCTCCTCTACGTACATCTATGCAGCAATCGCTGTAGGTGCTTTTACGTTTGGTGCTTACTCAGGCTATGCCATTACAGACAATCATTATAAAGCAGCACTAGCAGAAGTAAATCAACAAGCTTTTGAACACACCACAAAAGTAGTACAACAACAAGCAGTAATATCCCAAAACACTCAGAAAGAGAAAGATGAACTACAGACTCGCTACGATAGCGTTGTTGGTATGCTTAGAGGGGTGCACAACTCCAGTCTACAAACAAACCCCAATACCTCCTTTGGAATATCAAGTAAAGGACTCCGACTACTTGAACCAGATGCAGAAGTTCTTGTCGGGTTTGCAAGACAATGCGAGTCCACAGAAATAGAACGTAATGATGTTATACGAAAGTATAACTCTTTAATGGTGAAATAATGACTGAAGCACAATTAACAGCATTAGGTATTGACTCTAAATGGCTATCGCCTTTAAATAATACTTTTAATGAATTTTATATCAACACTCCTAAGCGTCAAGCTGCCTTCTTAGGACAGTGTGGACATGAGTCTAATTCCTTTAGAACCGTTGAAGAGAATTTAAATTATAGAGCAGCAGCTTTACAGGCTACTTGGCCTAGTAGATTTGATGCTGCTAAGGCTCTAGAGTGTGAACATAAGCCTGAGATGATTGCTAACATCGCTTATGGTAATCGTATGGGTAATACAGAGCCTGGTGACGGATGGAAGTACCATGGTCGTGGTTTAATTCAACTTACTGGTAAAGATAACTATGTACATTTTAATAGGGATACTGGTGTGGATTGTGTCGCTAATCCTGATTTATTATGTCTTCCAGAATATGCAACGTTAAGTGCTGGATGGTTTTGGTCTACACATAATCTTAATGCACTAGCTGATACAAGTCAGATAGAAGCAATTACCAAGAAAATCAATGGTGGTACGATAGGACTAGATGACCGTACTGCTCGGTGCAACAAAGCCTTACAAGTTCTAACAAGTTAAGACGGCACGAGGGCATCAAGAACCTAGTGATTTTCCGTCTTTCTATCTAGGGCATCAACGAATTGGCAGGCGAGTTTGTAACCCCTCACCAATAAAAAAGAGGCTACCGAAGTAGCCCCATCAAGTACAACTACCGAGAAATCTTTATAGTGTTGGTTCTGGATAATTAGCTGGATTACCTTCAGGCTGTAGCTCTCTAAAGAAAGCTGTAGTCTGTAGCTCTAGTAATTTATCATTAAGAGGTTGTACTATCTTAATTAAATCTTGAACCAATAACATCTGTTGAATAGGGTCTAAGTCATATACACTAGGCCCTGCGTCTTTACAACGACTAAACACTGCAGGCATCATCTGATCTGCTGTATTCAATACATCTTCAAGTCGTTTCAATCCTGCAAATACTGTAGTTAAATCAACCATATCTTCCTCACTTAACTGGGCAAACACCACCAGCACATTCTAGATCACCTTCAAAGGAAGCATCTTCCACTTTGGTAATTAGTCTTGTACTAGCAACTAGGGCATCATAGACTTCTTTAGTAATCTCTTCTAATGGAGCCTGTTTGAAACCATGCTCATTGTGAAGTAAGAACGAAAGTGACTTATGATTGTTCTTGTAATTCTTAGCCAAGTACTTCTTAATCTCTGGCAACTCTTCCTTACGGTAATACACAGTACAGCTAACGCTATTATCTGACCACTCAGCCTGCAACCACTTAACTACTTCTAGTTGGTCAATAGCAGTCATCTCTGCAGCAATCTTAGTACCTTCAGGATAAGCAAAAGGGAAGGACACTACCATTGTGCTGTGGTCATCAGTACCATCAAAGTTACGTTGAAACTCTACAGGGTATCCATGCTCACGACATACTTGCACTAAGCTATGGTCTGCAGCAATACGAATACGTCTAATCATATAGTGACTGTATGCTGGATGACAACCTGAAGTAACACCAGGTAACAACGATAGAGTTCCTGAAGGCTTAACTGTAGTCAGCTTAATAGACTCAGGGAAGCCATGCTTAGCAGAGTACTCTTTATCAAAAGCACGTAGCTCTGTATAAGCGTCATTTAACCAGCTACGTTGTACATCAGAAGCTTGTAGAACACCAGTAACCCCAATACCCATACGCATATTCTTATGAACGACATCGGCTGTTTCCTGCAGATGACAAGGCAAAGAAAGGCTATGCTTGTTAATGCGATATAGTAACTTACAGACATCAATGAATTCTTTCTTAGATTCAATGTTAGATAAATAAACTTCAGCTAAACAGCAAGTCTCATAGGCTGCTAAAGATTGCTCAGCACAAGGATTATAACCCATAACATCAGGGTCAGGATAATTAGTATCGCCCAGACGACCGATCTTCCGAGAAAGACGCAAGTTGATAAGGCCATAAGGCTCCCCTTTTCCTTCGTAACCGTCCCAGAAGTATTCGTGTAAATCTTTAATATCGTTACACACAACGCTATTATTAGACATAGCTCTCCAGCTAGGAATATTTCCCATATCCCAACGCTTTGCCAAAAGGTACTCAACATCGTCTGCATCTCCAATAGCAATCTGTGCTGATCTACGTACATTACCTGCTACGACAATTGCACCAATAATATTCATAATGTCCAAGCAATCAATAGGACGTAGCTTCTTGCCTGCACGTTTCTCAAGGATAGTACTTACCTTAGCAATACCTTCACAAAGGTCTTCAGGGCCTGATGCAGTGCCTCCAAAGCCCTTAATAACAGCACCTCTACCACGCACTAATACAGTGCTGTAAGTAAAGGTAGGTTCTTTAACACTTAAGAACGCTGCTTTGAGCGTTTTGCCAAGGAGACTGACCCAGCCTTCCCTCGAATCAGGAACAATAAAGTCCGCATCATTGCTATCCACACGAGTAGGGGCACTAAAATTAATATTGACTTCAGGAAGTTTATCAACGTTTTTCCTTTGAATGTTATAACCAACGCCAGAACCTAACATTAATAGATCCATAGCCCAGGTAAAGGGACGAACAGGTTCATCAATTACAGTGAAGGCACAGTTCTGTAAACTAGCTAAACCTAGCTTACCTACAGTGTCTGTTCCTAACTGCCAAAGGAAACGACCTGCTACAGTTCCCTTTAGTTCTGTTAAATACTTACGTAAACGCTCTTGCTCTGCTTCGGTAAAGTTACAACCTAGTTGGTCGTTTGTTGCTTTAATAACTCTTTCTACTGTCTGTGGAAACTCTTCTGTCTTGCTAGTAATGTCTGCCTCGTCTAAGCGACGTGCATAAGTTCTTTTGTAGGTAATGTATCCTACTGTGCTAAACGGTGTGTTGTACATCTTTATCCTTAGTGTCGTGTGTTTTTCTTATATTTTTCTGCCATCATTGCATCTGCCATTGCATAAGAAAAATGTGCAATAACTTCACAATATTCATTTACGTTAGTCTCTGGTACACCTGCTGCAGAAATTGCTCCTGATAATACTGAGGTAGCGAAGAAGTCTCGCAACCCAGGAATCTCATCCTTAATAGGCTCTCCCATATCATGTAACGGCTTTTTAGTTGTCATCGTCGTCCTTTAGTAGTTGTTCTAATACATCTGCTTTATCTTCTATTACATCTAGAAATCTTTCACAGATATCCTCAGTAGTTAAACCAAGAATATCTGTCACATCCATTTCGTCTAATTGCTTTAGACGATAGATTATATCACTTAGAGTCAAGCTCATCAATCATCCTTTGGATATACCACACTGCTTTCTTTAAATCTTCAGTACCGTTCTTGTGTCTCCATCGCCATAAATACTTAATAGCGTTGCCTGTACACATTGCTTCCATACCGTCTAAATGCTTTACTACTTCTTCAATAGCATCAATACATTCGATACTGCCTTGGGTGTAGTGATCAGGAGAGTTTACCATATCTTTCATAGCACCTGGAGGATAGTAAGAATCATTAGGGCCTGCTCCATAAGTAGTCTTGTCTACTTCACACTTAATACATATAGTATGATATTTTACATTGTGTTTTTCACAGTGCATGTTTTACCTCAACGGATGGTTTGACTGCTTTTGTACCCTGAGACCAGCTTCCGCAATCGCTGCACTGATACCGTTGATACCTTCCAGTAGCCGAGATAGCAGTGCCACGCTTTTGTAATCTATTCCCAGAACAGGTGGGGCACACACGATTATCGGTATAAAGATTATGATTAGGATGAGATTTGATCCATGGAAGAAGACGGCAATAAAGAGATTCAAGCAAAACGACATCTTGAATGTTATACGATTCCATACGCTTCCAAGCATCTTTATCTCCATTCATACACTTGACCCATAGATCATGTCCTTCGTGTTCTTGCTTTTTACCTAGTCCTAAACGCTGAGCTACGTAGTCCAACTTATTGCTAGGAAAACGGAACTGGCTACGAGCAACACGGAGAAGATCAATCTGTTTATAAGGCGATGGTGGAGCATAATTATGTAGTAAGAATTCCTTGTTAAGAGTAGGAATATCAAACTTAGTACCATTATAATGAATGACTGCGTCTGCATCATTGAGGAGGTCATAGATTCCTTTCAGCATCTTTTTAGGTTTAGATTGGTGTACAGAATCAAATATGATTTCATCTTCACCGAGCCACTTAGCAGCCCAACAAAGTACATACGAAGATTCCATTAGTTGATTGATTCCAACATTCTGTTGCCATAAGCCCCAAACGTGTGCCACATTAGGCGATGACTCTATATCAAGTAATAGAATTTTCATTCAGTTTTCCCTGTCTTTTTAGATTTTGCTTTTTTAATTGGAAACTCAGGTAAACCTTTATCTTCCCAAAACTTCTTGGCATCTTCTTTGTCAGCTTTCTTAGTTAAGCCATCGAGCATCTGTTGACGTAACTGTTTCATCTCTGCTGTGGCATATTCATTAAGCTGAAATACTTGACAATATGTATCCATTAACTTAGCACAATTTAGTTCAATAGCATATTGAACAGCCATAATATGATTCATTTGCTCATCTTGTGATAAAAACTCAGGATGGTCATAAAATCTCCACATCATCGTGCCTACTTGGTCTTTAATAGCCCAGACATTCATGATGTCTGTTTCTAAATCAAATCTATTTTTGCTCATTTGCTTTCCTCACTAGGTCAATAAAATGTTCTAAATCTACTATTGCTAAAGGTTTACTTCTGTTCTGTTTAACTACTACTAAAGGCTCTGCACTACCATGTGTTGTTGCTTGCTCGTAAAACTTATAGACTGCTATCTTTGCTAGGTTCTTACATTCAACGTTGTAGCCAAAGGCTTTTAATCCAGCTTCGGATAGTTGTACGTCTTCCCCTTGTGCTCCCATCGAGGTTGACTTCACGTCCCTTTCTGTTAGATGAGGAAACTTTTCCAATATCTTGTCCCTCACTGCTTGCTGCAACAGTCGGCCTTTTTGCTTTGCTGAACTTGTTTTCATCTTTCCAGCCTATCGGAACAGGTTCGACAGGGGTGTCAGGATTGTTGACACCTTCAAGGACATTCCAAAGAGATTCCTTCTTAGCAAAGTTATTCCAAAGCCCTGCTTCTCGTCCGTAGGCTTCGATTTCCCAAGGCAGTTCAAAATAGTCCACTGCATCACTGTCGAAGGATTTACCCTGCCATTGCGTTTGCTCTTCATTTAATTCCTCGTATACATATTGCTTGACATGCACAAATTCGTGTGCAAGAGTTTTTAAGATTTCTTTACCTGAGATATAGGGATGTAACTCAATTAAGAATTCCCTTGCTGCTCCTTTTGTGTTTCTTTTCTCAATACTACTGTATCCAAAAGCATCCAAATGCTTATTAAACTTAATAGATACCACAATATGTCTGAGGAGTTGTTTAGGGAATAATTGCTCAGCATAAAACTGAGAAGCTCGTTGAACATATTCATTAAACCTTTCGTCTGAATGACCGTGGTTGGTTAATAATAGAATCATTTATAGCCCTTTGGTGGGTGGTTCCCAGAGTTGGTCGGTTTCTCTTCTAAGCCATAGCAATCTACAGTTTTCGATGACTCGTTCTTCTTCTCCATTGTAAGCTTCGACACAAGCAGTATACATTTCTGCTGCACTATCACGCTCGGAGAGGATTTTGTCAGCCTTAACAGGGCCGATACCCTTGAGGCCAATGATGTTATCAACTCTGTCACCTGTAAGTACCTGTCTATAAAAGTTTTTAATTGCTTCTTCTTCTGTTACAAAAGTCATTTCTTTCTTGACAAAGTTCCAATGATTACCACGAAGCTGTAGGAAGTCTTTATCAATACTAGCAATGATGCTCTCATTGTTTCTTGCCGTGTGTTCTATCGCAATCGAATCATCTGCTTCTTGCCCGACAGAGACTTGGAAGTCCCAGGCAGAGACAAGATAGTCTCGAATAAGTTGGAGATGCTTAGGCTTAGGTGCTGTGCGATTTCCTTTATACGGAGCAGTTCTTGCGATGTCATAACGGAAGTTTTCTTTACCAGTTAAGTAGCCTTGGTAGGTCTCAGCTTCGAGATCCTCCCAAAGCATTGTTTCAATAAATGTCGCAACCCTAGAGATGACGATTTTCTCGTTTTCCTCTTCAGTCGAGAAACCGATTCGGTATCCGATGATATCGCCATCAATAAGGATGTGAGCCATTAGAGAACGTCGTCCAATTCTTCTACATTAGCACCTTTGTATTCAATCAGATCAGTGATTGTCAACTTTTTCAATGAAGGGCTAACACCTTTTTTACCACGATAAGTCCACTCATAAGAAGACACGATTGCAGTGGCTTTAGTGCCATTACCAATCTTCTTATCTGTAGAGATTGTTTTTCCATCGACATCAAAAGCATCAATCTTGTAGTTACTCTTACAAGTAATGTATTGACCTTCATCAGGACGCTTCTCTGCATTGCTGTGAACTGTAATGCCTAACTCTTCTAATGCTTTTACTGCTTTATCTGACAAGTTCGCCAGGTTAATGGTGTACTGCTCTTTATCCGAAGTAGGATTAGGAGTTTGTGTACATGCCCAAAAAACATCTGCCTGAACTGCTACTGATTTACCTGTACTCATAATGTTGATTCCTCTTAATTTAGTTAACTGCGAACTACTATTATACCACATTTAGTGGCTGCCTGCCCAGTTTTCTGCCACACCATATTCAGCCCCGACTGGACAACGGAACTTCAATATTTCACCTGCCTCAGCAGCAGAGTGAACAACCACTTCTCCTACAATATCTCCGTATTCACGAGGAGTTTCGAGTTGAACTTCGTCGTGTACCCAGGCGACAAGCTTGTACGGAATCTTTTTGGCTCGAAGGTTCTTTGTGATTTGAACAAGCCACTGTTTACTGATGATAGCCCCTGCACTTTGAAGTAACGTGTTGAGCGACGAATGACTCGACCTGACCTTAAGCTGATAACCGCCAAGCCCAGGTAGTGTTCCTTTTTCAGACATCCTTTCAACTTTGGCTTTAAGTATTTCATACGCTGGTATTGCTTTACAGAAATTGCCAATAATCTCGGCTCCACGCTTCGGAGTACCACCAATAACTTTACCGATCTTGGTTGCGGAAGCTCCGTACAGAGTCGCATAAAGGACAGTCTTCGCAAGGTCTCGTGTTTCAACCCCGAATGCCTGCTGATTTCTCGTGTGGACATCACCGTTAACTGTTTCATTTATATAGTCCTGATCATTAAGGTAATGAGCAAAGCATCTAAGCTCAATACCGCTAAGGTCAACCCCCACCAATACGTTTCCATCCTCCACCGTCCAGCAGGATCTAAACTCTGTTCCAAGTGTTGCCCTATTTGCAGGGACTTGTGCCATATTAGGGCTAGCATGAGTAGCTCTGCCAGTAACAGCACCAAAACCGATGACTTTACCATGTACTCTTCCATCCTTTCCTAGTTTCTCTAACCATGAATCTAACTGTGATGCTCTCTTTTGTAACGTTAAATACCTAGCGATTGGTTTCGCTTCTGGAATGCTGACTTGTTCAAGTACACTTTCATCAACAATAACTTGGCCTTTTTCGGTCTTCTTTTGTGGCTTCCAGCCCTTTGAGATAAGTCTTTTTGCAATCTGCTGACGAGAACCGACGTTGAACACTTCCACATCGTCCTTGAGTGCTTTCCCAGTTTTTGTAGATACACGTGCCGTAACGATTGGAGGGAAGATGTTCTGTAACGATTCCTCGATACTCGCCATCTCGGTCTTAATATCACACAGCAGCGTTTGGGCATACGGTACGTTAAGTTTAAAGCCATTTCGTTCCATCTCCGATAAGATTACTTGTACTTCATACTCCAGCTTCACAGCCTCTTGGCCTATCTTGTTCTTAACAACTTCGTCCACCAAGATGTCATACACTTTAGATGTTAACTCCACATCTCGAATGCAATACGTTACCATCTCTTCAGTCAGGCCAGCATCAAAGTCTGTAAACTCTATCTTCTCATAGCCAAGAGTATTGCCCCAGGCCTTTAGAGAATGACCACCGTCCCTAGCACTATTACTAAGACGAGACAGTAGTAAAGTATCTTGACATTGCGACTTCCTAATGCTTGTTCCCCACACACGATTAAGAACAGGAGCGTCAAAATCAATAAGGTTGTGCCCCACAATGGTATCAGCGTCATTTAAATACTCCTTTAGTCCTTGTGCAGATCTCCACACAGTTATGTCATTAGTCTCTCGATGTAAGGTAACGCAGCACCAAATAGTATCGTGTGCTAAATTTGTTTCGATGTCGAGAACTAAAGTCTTCATTTAACTCCTATAACTCCACCCCATATACGGTATGGGTAAACCGTCCTACGATAAAAACAGTACTCTATTCCATTCTTTACTGTGTAGAATGCTTGATGCTCAAAAGTATCTGCACATCTTCCATCAGGTAAATCATTATACACGTAACAAACTAATGTAACAACTACAAATACAACACAACTAATTACTAGAGTCTTTACGGTGTTTATCCGTTTCATCCACAACGTTATCGAGTCCAAAAGGTTTATCCTCCTTCACAGGTTTTTTAAAGATACTATCCCAATTCTTATCAAACTGCTCCATATCCTTTACTGGCCTTTGCTTATCTCCTTTACCACCGTCTCTCATTTCTCTTGTGCCTTTCTTAATATTGCTCTAGCAAATTCTCGTCTGCCAGCATAGGTGTCAATAAGGTTTGAAACTTCGTCACTCACATTATCTATTTCCTCATCTGTTAGTTCAGAAAACTCATAGCAATTATTGTGATATTCACCGCATTTTTTACATGGCTCTTGGCTCATTTCTCTTGTGCCTCCATTGCTTTCTCAAACATCTCTTTCCAATATTCAATTTCTTCTACCTGTTGTTTTATAACCCAAGATGCGGTAGCCACATTTTCTGAGCCAATAATTGCCTTGTCTTGCATATCGTTAAATAGCTTGTCAAGGTCTTTTATAAATACTTCTATGTCAAAATTTTTCATTTCTATTTTTCCTTTCTTATTAAACGGCAACAACATTGGCTTGGTATTCTGTGACATTTACTACAAAAAATATTCTGGTTCATTTCTCTTGTGCCTTTCTTAGTAATTCAACACAATCTAAAACAACATCTGAAAGTCCTTTATTTGGTCTTTCATCTTCTAATTTGTCTGCATACTTTTCAAGTAATTTAATAGCATCTGTTGGTT